GGCCGAAGCCATAAAGACCGAAAAAGAGGAGCTAGAGAAAAAAATAAAACCTGCCAAAGTTGAGGCGACTGGGGAGAGAATAGTTGAGATAAACGGAAAGCAATATTATACTAATGATGCCCTTCAGGAATTGATTGATGCTGGCAAATGGACGATTGAAAAAGCTAACGCTCATGCTGAGGAAAGAAATGAAGAAAGGCTTTTCATCAAGTTTAAGGAGAGGAACAAGCAGGAGGAGGTGAGAGACTCATTTTTAAAGTCGCAAGCGGCAGACTGGGAGGAAGTCAAGAAGAAGCACCCTGAATTCGATAAGAACCATCCAAAGTTTGACCCGGATGACCCGCTTTACAAAGAGGCAAATGATTTATTTATTTCAGGGTTTCATACCCACCCTAAAGGTTTTAGCAAAGCCTTGGAGAAGGCCGAGAGGATACTCGGAATCAACAAGGGGAGGCCAGATGTGACAGACGAGCTCAACGTACCCGTCGGTGGCAGGCCATTAGAGAAAACCCCGGTAGATGATGTCGCCTTGTCAGACTATGAGAAAGACTCGGCAGAGAAGCAGTTCTGCAGAGGCGATGTCATCAACCCCAAGACCAATAGGCCTTACACAAAAGATGAAGCTTTAGTCAGGGCTCTGAAAGCCAAGAAGGATATGTTGGCTTCAAGGAGGGCGAGATGAAAGCAAAAGCCGTAGACTCTCCAGTGCCAACAAAGGAAATCCACCTTGTGCCTGACAAGAAGTATCCTGACTTTTGGGCTGATGTTATCTCAGACTTCGACGGCACGATAGACCCATTCCTGCTTTCGAACAAAGACCCTGATTATGCGTATAGGTACATTAGGGACGATGATAAGAACATCAAGATGAAGACGGGGAACGTGCTCCTTGATAGAGGCGGATGGAGGATTTGCCCGGTGGAGCATCTCTTGAAGATAAAGGCCATCAAAGAGGGCACAAGTCTTAAGGACGGCCTTTACAGGGTTGGGGATACCATCCTCGTATATATGCCTAAAGACATTTATAATAAAAAACAGTTACACAAGCAAAAGACGGCAAACGCCCCTATGGAGCAAATTAACAGACTCCTCAAGGACGGTGACAAAAGCGTAGCTGGGTTAGGTCACCCTGACATGCTTGGGTTGCAGACACAAAAACAGTTGAAAATGAAAGACTAGTAGCATAACGCAGTTTTAAAAACCAGTTTCAAACAGACAGTATTTAGATAGCTTAATCTAAGGGTAATCTAAAACAGAACCCCTTGCGTCAGGTGAGCGATGCTTGCCTTTAGCTTGGGGTTTTTTCATCGGAGGATTCAATGCCAAATAGGGATAACACTGGCTTTAAGCCAGCGGAACAATTTGGCCAAGTCATCTACTGGTGGTTCAACGTTGACTCATCAAGCGGTACAGCCTTGTTCATAGGCGACGTCGTAGTTAACAACGCTGCTGGGTCAGTCAGACCGGCTGCCGCCGCTTTTACTTCGACAGGTGTTGGTGTGTGCGTCGGGGTTTATGACACGAACAGGATACCGTGCGGTCATCCGAACTCTGCTGTTACCACAAACTATCTGTCGGCCTCTACGGCTGGTTATGCGCTGGTTGCCTTAGCTATGCCTGGGCAGTTCTTCATCGCCCAGTCACAGACAGGGACAACCTATGCGGCTGGCGATGTTTGGGCGGCTGTAAACCTTGTCGCTGGAGCTGGGAACACCAGCACGGCACATAGCGGCCATGAACTTGGGGACACGGGAGGGGCGGATTTTCAGATTGTCGGTCTTGTCGACGAACCTGAGAATACCTTTGCCTTGGGTGAGAACGTTGATGTCTATGTTAGATTCTTGGGCAGCGTTTGGGGACAAGTTAATCCGACGGGAGGAGTGTAGACATGGCTAGTATAAACTCATCGACAGTAGTCGATACTTTAGACGCCAATCTAAGCTCCATCTGGGTGGATGGCTTAGATGGCTGGGACAATGAGTATGAGAAGATTTTCAACGTCTTGGACTCGACCAAGCAGTCAGAGAAGGACAGCTACCTTTCGGGCTTTGCGCCAATGCCGGCAAAGTCAGAGGGCGTGGCTGCGACGTATGATGCGATACTTCCCGGAATTTCGCAGACCTATACACACAGGACTTATGCGATGGGCTACGAGATTACCGAGGAAGCCGTAGAGGACAACCTCTACACGCCTGAGACATTTAACAAGTTGCCTCAGGCATTAGACAACAGCGCCATGCACACCGTCGAGGTCACGGCTGCCAATATCTTCAATAATGGCTTTGCCACCAATGGCCCTGATGGGGTGCCTTTGTTCAGCACTGCACACGTCAACCTTGACAATAGTACGATAGCCAACAGACCGACTACAAACGTTGACCTTTCTGTGACGTCTTTGACGGCCGGCCTTACGACTATTGAAAAGTACACCAATGAGAGAGGCCTGAAGAGGCCGACAAAAGCTAGGATGCTTTTGTTGCCCCCAGACCTTTGGAACATTGGCGAGGAATTGTTGCAGTCGGACTATAAACCATATTCCGCCAACAATGAGGTAAATGCTTTACAGAATAAAGAATTGCAGTATTTTGTGAACCATTACCTCACAGACACAGATGCCTGGTTTATACTGGCTAAGAAGGAAGATACTGCCCTCATGTTCTATTGGAGGGTGCGGTTAGGAGCGTTGCGTAGAGGAACAGATTTTGACTCTACGAACCTTAAGCATCTCGCAAGGATGCGCTTTTCAGTTGGGTTCTCACACTGGAAAGGGACGTATGGTACTGCTGGCGGCTAAAAGGAGGATTAGATGAAAAGACTTACAATCCTCGCCGCCGTGTTATTCTTGGCGGTGTCATACGCCTACGCACAGTCGGCGAGAAATGCTGCATATAACCACGAGGGCAAAAGTAATTTCTCGAACATCAGCACTCAAGGTTTGGATGTTACAGGAAATCCAGGCTATCTTGAGATGCGAGCCATCACTGGAAACGCAAGCAATAACACTGATGCGAAGGAAACCTATTATCTCTGGGTTGACGAAACTGGAGACCTATGTATGGCCTCCTATACCACAATCAGCACATACTCTAGTTTTCCTACCGGAAGTTGGGGAGGGACAAATAATAACTTCCCGTGCGTTAAAGTCGGAGGGCAGAGCTAGGGAAACGACATAGTATGGCTGGGGGGCTAACTCCCAGTCATACTATGTCAAAATTTATGATAAAAATTATAGCGTTTATTATATTTTTGATTCCATTAAGTGCGATTATCAAGCTTGGCGAGACTGACCTCTGGTATTCGCACTATTTCTTCTCATCATTCTTTCTTTTCTTGTTTTTGGCATACAACCTGAGAAAATTCAATCTGCCATTATCAATCTTTTTAGCATGGGTTGTATTTTCTTCTTACTTTGTAGCCTCCCATCACCCCAGAAGCTTTCTTACCCTTGTTCAGCTTATGGGTTTTTCATATATGGCTTGCCTTATAAGCACTTTCAATTCCAAGGGTAGGGGATTGATAGTTAGGTCTCTTCTCGCAGTATTCGTATTACAGTCCTTCATGATGATTTTGCAATTTTTTAATGTAGACCCGATATTTAACAGCATCAAGGATATCACAAAAGATAGTATTGTGGGGCTTTCGGCCAGCCCGAATCAATTTGGCCTTTTTATGGCTGATATGGGGGCAGTCGTGCTTTTATTCAGCCCGCATTTATTTCTTGTATCTGTCGCAGGGGCGGCATTGTCAAAGACCTCTTTCGCCTTGGTCGGCATGAGCATAGGCACACTGTTGTTTCTTTTAATCTCTAAAAGTAGATTATTTATAAGATTTGTCATTATGTTTTTAGTTGTCATCAGTATCTTCCTCTTGACGGTAGACCGACCTTCGCTAACAAACGCGAAAGAACGCTGGAGGGTTTGGTACAACAGCATAAAATCTGTTGAGACTGGGAGGATTGAGATGACACAGAAGCGATACAATGGAATCTCGACGACAAGATATGTGACGTGCAACCGGTGGACTGGATTTGGTTTCGGGAACTTTATGAGGATTTCACCTTACTCACAGTCGGCTTATTTGATTGAGAACGATGGCACAAGGTGGTTCGACCATGTCTATGAACACGCCCACAATGATTATGTCGAGATTTACTTCGACACTGGGCGGGTTGGATTTGCCTTACTTTCGATATTATTGTGGAATTTCTTATGCCTTTATAGTAAAGCAAAAGAAAAAACATTAAAATTAAAGTCTTATTTTTGTGCCATCNTTACGCACNTGATTGCTGCGCTTGGAATTTATACTGTGCATACTGTAGTATCGGGAATGATGCTTGCTGTACTTTATGGGCTTTACATAGGAGAGCTTAGAGATGGGCAGACTTCCAGTTTGGGCTAAGGGAGAGTTAAGGGAGTGCGTAATTTGCGGTTTTTGGTTCCCAGAGCGCGACCCCAGGATTCTGAAGCAAGAAGGGAAATGGGTATGCAAATGGGACTATGACCTTGTCACAGATAAACAACGTTCTAACCAAATTAGCAGAAGTATAAATAA